CAGTATTCACACCAACCAGAACTCGTCCATCAGGCATCGTGAATTCGATGCGAGCCGGAGGCTTTGTCAGGTTGATTCCTGTCTCACGCATTGCCTTCGTAAGTTCAGCAACCTTTTCGTACTGATCGTACTTAGCAACAACGTCGCCCAACTTCTCGAACTCGTCATCTTCAATCGACCAAGTTACGAATGAAATTGCGCGAGGACCACGGGGACCAACAGCGCCTGTACGCTTTGAAGCCATCTTCATTCCATCGTTCTGACCGAAAGACTCGGCCATTTCGATGAGACTCTTCAGCTTCTGATACAGACCGGAACGAGTCGAGGAAAGTTCCTTGACCTGCTCTTCCGAAAGATCGGGCTTCTCAACTTGCGGCTGAGCTTCCACCATTGCCGCAACCTTTTCTCCCAAAGTCTCGGAGAACTTGTTCTGCAATGCACGGATCAGACCGAAATAAACACCGATCTGAGTCTTCTCATCAGTTGCTTCCAACTGATCCACAAGTGCCGTAGTAATCGGCTCCCAACTTTCCTTCGCATCTTCGATCAGATCGTTGGTGATCTTCCGCTTACCTGCGGCCTTAGAATCAACGAGAAGATCGAGAGTTCCATCAATCTCGTCAATTGCTCGGTGAAGCTCGTCATGAGCTTCCATCAAGTTAAAAGTACCGGCCATTTTGGATACTTACCTTTCATTTTGATATTTGAGTGAGGGTAGTCCCCTCGGGGTACGTCCATTATCTCACAGACGCTAGCACCCTGTCAAGGGTTTTCTTGATAGTCTTTCACTAGGCTCGGTCGCCATAGTGCTCTAGAAGTACTCTCGCTTGATAGTGGACTCGCCAACTTTAGTAGCTGAGTCGTGAATCTTATGACAAGGTTCACAACGCCAGTTCAAGATGCTTACGTCGTTGTCAAGTAGATCCTTAGTTTCGTGATCTGCTTGGAGACTGTACGAGAGAACTCTTTGTTCAGTTGGCCAGATTTCCTCAAAGAATTTAGGTGCATCCTTCGGAGGATTGATACTGGTCTTTCCGCAATCAACACAAGCAAAAAGCGTGTACGATTCGTACAGGGCCTTACGTGCTCGTCTCCTTCCTGTTGATCTTATGTCTTTAATGTTGCTCTCATTTTTAGTCACCGTTGTACTTCCATTTCATTTCAAATTGGCGACGGAACGCTGGAGAGTTCATGACATTTGGACGATAGCTACTTATGTGACAGAACGCAGAAGCGTAGCAATGTCCGTAACTAGGATGACCATGAATTACAGTCGTTTCATTGATTGGGAAATCCTTATCCGTGTACGAGTGAGTTAGTTGTTCCATTGGAATATCAAAGAACTCATCAGTTAGAAACTCCACACAGAATACCTGCCGTACAGGTTGCTGCCAATCTTCTTTCTGATCAAACTTAGCTAGCAAAGCCTTTGACTCAGCTAGCAATCTCTTAACATCCATTACCTGATACCTTCCTTCATTAGTTTCTCAGCTAAGTCAGCGGCAAACCTTACGTAGCAAGGTTGTGTGAAATCGTTGTAGCGAAGTAAATTGAGGAGTGCTTTTGCTTCTAGCTTTGACAGCACTACTCCCTCAATTTGTTGATCTTCCTGGTTATAGATTACCGTTTTCAACTGGCAACCTTTCTAGGTAGTCGGCAAGCCAAATGCCGAAACAGAAACCCAATATGAATGCACAGTAGTACTTCATGACGCCTTCCTCTTCCTTATCGGATGCAACTTCTGCATGATGATTGCGCGGTATTCTGCCTTAGTAAGTTTACCTGAGTTAGCGTAGTTATCGGCGTACACGTACCTTCTAGAGTTCAGATCCCCGCGGAGGTTAATTGTATCTCTTCTTTGTGTGTTGCAACGCTCACATGCTACCCAGAAATACCAACCAAAGTCTGTCTTAGACGTACTGTCAATCTCGAACCAAGCGTGTCCAATTGTGCGACAGATATCGTGTGTAAGGTTACGTCGTTTCATCTTCCCTCATTCCGTAGTAGATTAGTATTGATTTAACACTGAATTCATGAGCTTCTAGATAACGGCTTAGTCGCTCGTTATTAACAACTCGACAATGAGTTTCTAGTAACTCACAAGGATAAGCGTCATCGTCATCAACTGGTGCTGCAATATGGTTCAAAGCAACAACAGCTTCTTGACTCCTAAACATGCTAGGGTATTTAACGGCCATGACACCGATAACAGTAGATACTGTATCGCTGTATGTTCTACGGATTACTCCGTAGATACATCCTTCTGTTGGTTCCTTAAACTCGAGAAAATCTACCTTCATCTTAGTCGTTCCTCCAATCGTTATCCTTAGCAATAGCTTGTTCAAGCATTTCTACTACAGCTGGTCCGATACATAGGATTGAACAAGCTACAATTCCCTTTACGAAAGGTCCAGTACCTTGTCCAAAGGCATCAACCCAATACCATCCATAAGGTGGTGCTAATGGACGGCGGCGCCTTGGAGAAGGAGACTCTGTTTCTGAGTTTCCTACTACTTTGCACTTAGGGTTATCACACTTAATAACAGTTATTTCAGCCATTTAGATATGCTCCTTAACTAGACTTATGGCTTGCTCAACAAGTTGGTTAGCTTCTTCACGCAGTCGATATGCCTGTGCGTAAAAATCGTGGGCGGCTGTACGGTTCTCACGAGCTTTATCCCAGTAAACTAGGGCTCGCTTCTCATCTGTATTTGCGGCGCGATGGCGCTGTACAGCTTGCCTGTGCAATTCCTTACACTTATAGTAGTAACGAATTGCAGCTATAAGTACGATAGTTGTCACTACGAATATTGCCCCGCTGGCGATATATACTTCAGTTTTCATAGTGCCTTTTCCAGAATGATCTTGATGACTTCCTTAGGAGTAACTCCTGCTTGCCAGTAGCCAAGAAAGTCGAATTCCTTGAAGCTCTCCAAGTACAGGTTATGCTTGAGTTCTAGTGCTGCTGTGATTCCTGCACAGTACTGGATGAATTCCCTTGGTTCAAGTGTTATCTCATGTACAGAATACTCCATAACTACATCACTGAAGTGATCCTGCCAATCATCAACTTCTCCTAGAGAGTTGAAGGGACCGTAGAAATTAGGTTCTGGGTCGTTCTTATCTCTTCTAGCTATGATTATGAAACTCATTAGATTGCTCCCCTTCTAGGATAAAGGCTCATGTTTGCTTCTGTGAAAGCGTGACCGATCATCAGAACATTATTGCGATGGGATTTGTAAAGAAGCACGTTTACTTTAGGACATTCCTTATATGGATTTGGCCAAAGGTGATTCATCATACCTCGGTGATAGAAATAGTCAGTCTTGAGTTGTTGAATGGCGGCTACCAATGTCTCAAACATTTCACACCCTCTCTATGTCGTGAACTAGGTTACACTTCTCGCACCAATGGATACGGATACCTGTACCGTATCTCCAGGTGAGTTCGTGGTTCATGAACTTACACCACTTCTCTAGCAGAAACGCTTTCATGACTCCCTCTCAAGTTGTTCGAGTTCATTTCTTTTTTCTAACTTAGCTAGACGATACTCTAGTTCGTTCATCTTTCTAGTATGATTTACAAGATGTTGTGATACAGCTTCTACCCAAGCTATTCTCGTCTTTCTCTCAAGTTGCTGCTGCTTACGCTTACTCACTAGATCACACCTTCCAAGAAGTTTCTCCATTCGGAGGCCGGACGGATTTCCTTGCTTTCCATGATGGACTCAAAGGCTTCACTCTTCTCATCCAACTTAGCCTGCATGAACAGGTCGATACTATCGTTGTTCTTCAAGTCATATACGATGACAGGCTCTGTCTGACCTTGCCTCCAAATGCGGCCAATTGCCTGCTCATTCCTTGCAGGACTCCACCACTTATCAATGAGAACTCCTGTTGCAGAACCACCAACCCAACGCTCAGGGTTCTTCTGAAGGTTAAGCCCTTCGCACATAGCCAAGTTCACACACAAGACGTCAATCTCTCCGGCCTGAAACTTCTTCTCGAAATCTCCGGCGTTCTTCGTGTCACCAAAGATAACTTCACACTTCTTGCCATTAGCGTCGCAACGACGCTTCACTTCATGCATTGGCTCATTGAAGGTACAAAAGACAACTACTTGATCGTCAGCGGCGTAGATAATATCCATCGTCTCATCGATCTTCGAGCTATCCTGGATATCCAACCTAACTTCGTGCTCGGTAACTGGATCGGTGATCTTGATACCTGCTGGCCATGAATTGATCTGACGCAAACGGGTTAATTGTGCGATGATGGCCGCAGCAGTCAGGGGGATTTGTCCCTGCTTATCAAGCCAGATAAAGAACTGGAAACGCATCTGCTCATACACCTTAGCTTGTTCGCTATTCATATCAAGCATACGTTGGATGATTGTAAGCTCAGGAAGTTCGAGCCCAACTTCCTTTCTGTTCCTACGAATCATCTGTCCCTTAAGTGCGGACTTAAGAATCTTCTCAGAATCAACTACCAACTGGAACTGTCCCGCAACACTTCTGTAGGAAGTGAACTGACGCTCGAATAGACGGAAATTCGGGAACTTATCGGGATCGAAGATGTGAAGGTAGCTCCACATTTCCTCAGGCTTATTCACCATTGGAGTACCAGAAAGGAACAGGTTGAATCGTGCATTATGGCACAGGTTCTTACAGGCTTCCCAGATCTTTGTTGGGCCTGAACTATTCGCTCCACCCTTGAGCTTATGGACTTCATCAATTACGATGTAATCCCACGCTGTCTCATTGACCTTAGGAGTTGTACGAACAAACTCGTAGTTGACCAAGAGAATATCGACGCCGATACCCTCATACATATCGAGTAAGAAATTGCGATCGGACTCACTGACTGTAGACTTCAATGGAGTCATTACTTTGCAATCTGGCCACCAAGTCTTGATTTCTGCCGGAGTAGAACCAACCAAGCTTTTCTTCGTAAGCCACAGAACCTTTGGCTTCTTACCAGAATTTTGATCCTGATAAGTCTTGCTCAGAATGTACAGGGTAACGATTGTCTCGAATGTCTTACCAAGTCCCAGGTCATTTGCATTCAGGATACCGTTGCGGCCTTCATTGAAAGCGTTGACGGTAAAGAGAATGTCGTCATGCTGGTACATATGGGCCTGGAAGTAAGCAGGGAAGTTCTGGCAGATAAGCTCCAACTCCTTTGAGAGTTGATCGAGAGTTTCGGCCTCGAGTTTTTGTGCATGAAGTTGTGCTTCCAACCTCGCACGCTCAGCAGCGGCCAGTCTTTCTTCTTCAAGCTTCCGCTCAATCTCTCGCATGGAAAGAGTCAGGTCGTTCTTCTTCTCTTGCAGCTTCAATAGCTTCTGCTCAAACTCCAAACGAAGTTGCTCTTGCAAAGTTGCCAAGTTGTCACGTTCACTTTTCAAAGTGGCGAACTGAGTTTCAAGATCAACGTTAACTGAGTTCTGCTGAAACGCAGGGAAGATTGCCTGCTGTACTGCATGATTAGGTGTAGGCCGTTTCGACTCAATAATTGCGATAGGCTTATTCTCTTCTAGAGCATCAAACTCCCCAGCAAGGGGATCATTTGCAGGCGGGATAGACTTAGGAATCTCGAAGTTCACAGTTCCAACTCCATTTGCTCGGTATCATATGCAGGGGCATCGGTAGGATAATTGCAGAGACACTCTTCAAAGAGTTCGCCGCACTCTGAGCAACACTTGTCACAATACTCATCGGACCTTAGGTCACTTACATGCTGACAGTTCATGATGACTTTCAATCCCCTCTGTAGTGCCAAAGATCACCAAAGATCTCGGCGGCGTAGTTGAACTCTTCTTCTGTACAGATTCCCTCATGCTTAGCGTTAGCCCAGTAGGAATAACGTGAGCCGTAGTTAAAGCAAGATGGGGCGTTAACCCTTGCCCAATCATTGACACGAGTAGTCAGTTCTTTCCACTCAACGATGTTCACTTCTTCACCATCCTTACTTCAAAGAGACAGATAACCATCTCGGAATCGTATGCCTCGAAATGCCCGTACTCATCAGGAACTGAGAGAACAACGCAGTTCTCTTCTATAACTGAACCATCGGGGGTAACTGTGGAGAAAGTATCTCCAACCTTCAGGTCAAGTTCGGCGATGGCAGCCCGAACTTCCTTGTCCCTCTTGTACCGCTCGTTCTTGTTCACAGTTCCACCATCTTTACTTTGTGTCCGTTGATTTCTGAAACTCCGGTGAACTTCTCGACAACATCCATGTAGGAGTTCGCCTCGAATTCGCACAGGCGTGCGGCGTGGTAGTAGTTGACAATTACCTCGCCATCAACCTCGAACAAATGCTCCATAGAACCTGACCGAGTTGAGTCGTTGTAGTTCCCAGAAACGGCAGGAATCAGGGGGAATTTATTGGGAGTCATCAGCTGCATTGCTGCACAGTATTGCTCGTACATCTTCCTCAACTTGATGTACATTTGGTGCAGACGCTTCTTCGAGAAACCGTTGTTCATACGTGACCGCATTGATTCGTGGCGAATCGTGCCATCACAGAAGTCGGCAAGTTCAGCAAGTCTTGGTAAGACGTGGACGAGAACTTCTGGGATCTGTTCAGACAAACAATCGAGCATGTTTGAGACGATCACATCGGCAATCGCTTTAGCGTCTAAGTTCTTCTCAGCTTGTGCCCTGAACTTCAAGTTCAAGGAGTTGAGGGTACTCGTTGCGTTTAGTTGGGTACGAATCTCAGCGGCCTTTGCAACAACACTCCGAGCAAAGATCATCGGATCATCGAATGCAATAGAGGCGTCAACCTCGAATTCATCCCACGCAGTAGGTTTACGTGATTGTTCCATGTTTATTGGGATTTCCTCTCAATCAATATTTCTTCCCAGGAGGCAAGTATAACACGGATCCGGCCGAATGTCAAGCCTTTTTTTAATTCTCCCAAATCAGATCTTTATGCTTAAGGATATCCAAAGCAGCATTTGTATTTTCTTTATTACGATGTTTCTTAGGAACTGTGTAAGGTTTGAATGATTCTAGCACTTCATAACGTTTGTTTTGTGCCTGGAATATTGCGATCGCGGCCATAGCGTGTACTAGGATTTCACCCGCCAGTTCTACATTTATTTCAACACTAGGTACTTGATCTAAATTATGGCTAAGATATGTTAGATAACTCATTACTTCATCACCACCATTAAAGTCTCTATTAGCTATAGCCTTTGGCATAACCATTCCACGCCATAGTGTGCCGTCTTCTTGAAAGCCGGCCTCATTTAACTCGCCCCATAATTCTTTAAACTTCTCTTTAGTTAAGCCTGCCCGAGTCTGTATTCCTTTAAACGGCATACCCTTCTTAGCCATTTCGTAAACAAGATGTAAGAGAGTTACTAACTCTGCCCTGTCGTTTCTCCATTCTTCTTTAGCAGTATCTATTAATTCTATTTCTCGACTAGCACGGTTAATAGTTGGTGAATCAAAAAGCTGTTTACTTCCTGTTTCCTTTTCCCACTTTCTAATCTTTACTAATTCGTTAGCTACTTGTTGACCCGTTTTGTAGCCTACACGGTCAGCGATTTCTTGATTACTCATGTTAGGGTAATCGTTTTTTAACTGAATGATTCTTTTCCACTTATCTTTAAGTGGTATCTCCATCTCTCCTGTTGCCTTGAAGTTTTCTAAGGCTTTAATGAAGTCACTTGGATTAGAACTAACTGGATCAATCGGCATAGATTACACCCTCCTTATGCGACGGCGGTAGGGGTCTATTGTACCATAGAGGGTAGCTACTTGACTAGCACTTTCTTGATAGTTCTAAGTGGTTTTTCCTTTCTTGATAGTTCCAAGTGGTTTTAGGGCTGTTATGTTATAATGATGAATGTTATACCTTACCCTTAACTTTTAGAGGCATAAGCCCAGGTCAGGGGGGGTGAGGTATAACTCTGTTATGTTCAGACACTTCGTAACTGCTAACTGTAGTGTGTTTCTTTTACAAGAAAACATACACTAACAGTTGCAAAAATACCCAATGAAAGCCCAATAATTAGCCAGACCCCTGTACGAAACCAGCCGCCGAAAAACGTAAAGCTCACGCCGTAACATTTAATTCAATATAAGAGGCAATAATCAATTTAATTTAACCGAATAACAGCGACGGTCTTTCTCTGCTGAACGAACCGAGTAACTGCGACCCGCGCAGCGAAACTAAAGGGCCCGACTCTTTCGAGCCGAGCCCTTAAAGGGTTGGGTAGGGTAGGGGGTATTTCTGTCCCCCTACCCTCTTCGGGACCCACTACGCTAGATTCCCTAGGTATTTCTGGCCTAGTTCTAGTCGCTAATGATGACTCCAAGCTAGCTTAGAATTCTCCCGCTAGGGGATCATTCTCCACTACGATGGCTTCGACAACTGGCGTCGAATTCACGTTAGGCTTGCGGATACGCTTTACCGTATCGCCCCTTGCGGGCTGCAATCCTTGCGCAATCAAATCAAATTGCGCATCGTGGAGCTTGCGAAGATCGCTCACGTAATCGCCCAGCGTATCGATATGCTTGGCAATCTGGGCAACCTCAGCGTCGCTACCATCCTTGAAGATTCCCGGGATCAATCGCCCATAGGCTTCAAATTTCGCCCGGAAAGTCTGCTTATCAGTCATTAGTTCACCTCCCTTCGTCTGATCTAGTAGGAACGAAACTCTCCCTAACCTTGTTTCCCGGCCGTAGGTGGCGCCGTATCGGGAACCGCTTATTAGGCGGTATAGATCGTGCGGGCCTTGCGGACTCGGATGCCATGCGGTTTCGCTGAGAGAATTATGCCCAGATCGCCGAAAGATTGTCCAGATATTTCTTTGTGACGTCCGTCACACCAAACAAACGTTCGTCGATCGAACAAACGTTCGTTGTGACAAATGTCACTTGACAAGCCTACCGAATAACTGCGACGCTGTCTTTTGAGAATGATTCTCATTACCTGATAACGATTTCATGAGAACGATTTCTGAAATCGATTTCAAGCGAACCCAATAACTGCGACCCGCCTGCGGCGTAATCTCTCCCGCGAGTAACTCAGCCCCGAAGGGCTGAGTTCTCCCGGCATCGGCACCAGCGCCAATCTTCGGCGCATTCGTCGCACAAGCTGAACACGAATTGCGTGGAAGGTTTGGGCGGGGATTTCTCCCCGCCCTTCCCTTTCTCAGTCGATGTACTCATCGACGTTCGAGCTGAGTGAAGCTCGGCACCAGCGCAAGTCGCGCTCGATCAGCTGAACAACGTTGCGCAGGGCATCGGCGTGCTTCTGCGCACGATTTGCCTTCTTGACGAACGCATCCCGCTCGACCTTCGCCGTGGCGAGATTCTCCGCCAGCTGATCGACAACCTCTTGCGTGATTGCGTCATCGTGGTAACGGTGGTTCAGGTACATGGTTTGGTTTCCCTCTCAGGTTTGGTGTCGGCCTTTCCGACAAGGATTACTCTACTCCTTCAATGCGTCAATTCCGTTACGCCAATGTTACGAGATGATGTCGGTTTATTATGCACCCCTCTGCATAAACATGAAATGAGAATGAGAACCATTCTCAATTTCTAGGCTGACTGACTAATCAGTCAGTGACTGACGCGTCAGTCAGGATTGGTTGATCCCGCAACGAAAAAAGGCGACTAGACTTCGTTTTGTCTGGTAATATCACAGAAGTTTTTTCAGAAAAATTTCACTTTTTTTAAATTGAAAACTTGCAAAACCTTCAAGAAACTGCTTTACTGGCACAAGTGGCTACCTCTTTCTCTGTACCCCCAATTCGAGTATCTGCAACACCCATAGAAGAACTCCCCAACCCGGATCGTCTTCTCTCAGACGAACGCTGGATGCAATTTATCACAGACCTAGAGTACACTTACTGGGATAGAGGGGAATACCTCTCCTCCCAAGATATGGCTGAACTCTACTCTCTAAAACTCGATGAAGCTGAAGCCCTTCTTTTAAAGGCTAACCCAGTCCTAGAAAAGCGCGGCTTACCTCCAACTACTCGTAAGACCTTGTTCAAGGATCAGTTCGATCCTATGTTCGTTCTAGCTGTGAACAAGCTCTCAGATCCAATGGATAAGAGAAGTAACGCTGTTAAACTAAAGGACCTAGGACTAAGCACTAAATCTTTCCAAGCTTACCTAAAACTGGAGAAGAACCGGAGTTACTACGAGCGTCGTCTTAGTGAAGCTTTTGAAACAACAGAGTACTCCGCTAAGACTTCACTCATGCGTAATATCGAGTCGGGAGATCTAAACTCCATCAAGTACTTCCATGAGTACACGGGCCGCTTCAACAGTACCGAGTCGACCGCTTTCAACTTCATCCTAGTTCTCCAAAAGGTGATGGAAATCTTGGCGCGGCATGTAGATCAGAAGGTTCTTGATTTGGTCGCCTCAGAGTTTGAGAAGGAAATCTCCGAGTGACTAGAGCTAAAGTTCTTCTCTTGGGGGCGGCCTGTACACTTGCCGTGGCGGACTTCTCTCTAATAGCTGCCGAGGCAATTACCAGTAAAACACCTAACGGTGTGCGAATCGAGTGCGTGTACGATTCCTGGAGCGACAGTTACTTCGTTATCTTCTCCAAGTGGAAAGACATCGAGGTAGTCCCTTATTCAGTTTGTCCCGATATGGAAAGGAAATGGATAGATGACAACGGAAACTAAGGAAAAGGAAGTTAAGCCTGAAGATCGACCCCTTACTCCTGAGGAGAAGGCGGAGATTGCAGCTTATCAGGCTCAGAAGTCAAGGAACGAAGAGTTGGAGAAGTTGTCTAAGAAGACGGAAAAGCCTCGTTCAGGTGATGAGCTTCTTGAGGCTGCTTACGTAGGACTCTCTCTTACTAATTCTGACCTTAAGGCTGAAATTGAGGCTTACTTCTACGGTAACGGTCGTTGGGAAGACCCAGCAAAGGCTGTTGACGAAGCAGATAAGGAAGCTGAGAAGCAGGCTAAGGAAAAGGCTGCTAAGGTTTAATTTCTCCCCGCTGGAGACTCCCCTTCCCTGGTAACCCGCCTCACAACGTGAACTAGGGAAGGGTGAGGGAGAGTGATGTCAACTGAGACACAGCTACTCTACGGAAACCTTCTATTACTACTCATTAATATCACTGTCCTTCTCTTCGCTCTCCACAAAATAACTAAGACAACGAAGAACTTCCTTCTCTTTATGAAAGACCTTAAAGACTTTTTAGAAAGAGAGATGCACAATCATGCCGTGGACGACGAAGACAGCACTCCGTCATAACAAGAACGCTAACGGCACCTGGGTTAAGATCGCTAACGGAGTCTTGAAAAAGGGTGGCGACGACGCTAAGGCCATTAGAATTGCTAACGCCGCTATTAAAAAGATGAAGAAGTGAAAACTAAACAAGACGACGTAGTTTCAGTAGGGACACTCTCTAAACAGATGTCGGCCGCCTTGAGACGAACTGCTCTGCGGCCCTCTATTCACGGCTACAAACCTCTCCCTCACCAAGAACGTTTCCATAACGACCCCCATAAGATAAGGTTGTTCATTGGTGGAAACCGCTCAGGTAAAACTGTCGGCGGCGGTGCTGAGGCTGTAATGATGTTGGCTGGAATTCACCCTGTACGGACCCCTCTATTTGGGGCGCCTGTACGTTTAAGAGGCGTTGGAGTCGACTTTGAATCAGGAATCAACCGAATCATGCTTCCAGAAATTGCCCGTTGGATTCCTCCAAGCCTTCTTAAAAACGGAAGCTGGGAAGATTCCTACGTTAGAGGCGAGCGTACCCTGTATCTTACAAACGGCTCTGTTATGGAATTTCTATCTAACGACCAGGACGTAGAAAAGCACGCTGGTGTTAGTCGTCACGGTATTTGGATAGACGAAGAATGTGACCAAGAGATATATAACGAGAACTTAGCTCGTACAATCGACTCCAAAGGTCATATTTGGATGACTGTAACGCCGCTTCAGGAACTTTCTTGGACTTACGATAGAATTTACACCAAAGGTAAGGCAAACGACCCTAATATTGGCATCCATGAGGTCTCAACAACAGAAAATCCCTACATTTCATCGGCTGAAATGGACATTATGATCGATGGAATGAGTGATGCAGAGAAGAAAGCAAGACTTACAGGGGCCTATATTAGTCAATCTGGGACCATTTTTAAGCAAGTTTTGAAGCCAGAAGTGTTCATAGATCCAATTGTAAACACTGAAAAATGGCCCCTGTACATGTCAAAATGGGGCTTTTTTGGCTGTTTAGACCACGGTTACACCAATCCTACAGCCTTTTATATCATTGCATTCGACGGCGAAGGAAGAATGGTTGTATGTGATGAATACTACGAAAGGGGGAGAGTCGTCGAAGAAAATGCCGTTGCGATTCTATCAAGAATTCGACAGCTACGTCTCTCCGAGAAGCTACTATATATCGTTGCTGACCCATCCATCAGGAACAAAGATCCTATTACGGGAACATCAATCCAAGCTGAATACGCTGAAGCGGGACTCTATCTTGGATTGGGAAATAACGATGTGGATGCGGGGATAAATAGACTAAGTAACCGTTTCCGTAAGAAGCTACTCTTTGTTACCAAGGATTGTGAGAACTTAATCTGGGAACTTCCTCGTTATAGGTGGGACAAGTTCCAGAGCCGTAAAATAGCTGAGCGTCGTAACGCTAAAGAGAGTCCTCTTAAGAAGGACGATCACGGTATTGACGCTATTAGGTACGGTGTAGTAAGTCGGCCAGCCTTGCCTGGCGAAGTAGAGTTTAAGTACGGGAACATTATTAATGCCCCTGTAGCACTTCACGGCGAACGTTTCGATGAAGACCTTTGGTCTAAAATGGGCGCTTCACAGGAAAAGTCTTTTGATGACACACTAGGAACGGAGTTTTAATGTTACCTGTTATTGTAGACAAACACTCAATGCTTCCTCCAGCAACTTGCTTTAAGTGTCGTGGCGATCAGGGATCACCTAGGCTTTATTGGATGCACATGGGAGTTACATTAGACTTCGAGGGCGTCGTTTATTACTGTAATGAGTGCCTGTACGATATCGTCAAGGCTATGCCAGATAGTTTCGTACAGTCTCATATCGACAAGCTAATTCTAGCTTACGACGAGGAAATCGAAGAGTATAAGATTAGGGATGAAACGGCTACGGCTGTACTGGCGCGCTTGCGCCATTTGGGTTTTGATACGGATAAACTACTAGATGAAGGCGATTATGGACGAGATGATGGAGACGATTCTTCAGCAGAACCTGTATCTGATGAACGTCCTCGTGGAAAACAATTCCTTTTTGATGGGGATGAACCAGCGGTTGATGAATCGGTTGTTTCCGGAAAGTTCCGAATCGGACAACTTGGAGACAAGTAGCTACGAACTTCCTTCTACGGAGCGTAATGAAGAGGAAGGTCAAGAGGGAACTATTTATCTCGGCCTTCTTCCTGAGACTGTGCTAGATGAACTAGCCGAGAAGGAGTTTGAGGATGCCTGATGAGGCTGTATCCAAAGAAGTAGCTTTTTGGCAGGCTGAGTACAAAAAGTGCAAGCAACTACGAGAGCCGTTTGAACGGCAATGGTACTTGAACCTTGCGTTCTATAACGGCAAGCAATATGTTAGCTGGATTCCAGCTAACTCTATTCTGTCTAATCAGCGGCTTATGGATCCTCCTGCACCCAGGTACCGTGTACGATATATCGGCAATAAAGTTAGGCCAGCTGTACGAATGGAGATTGCGAAACTAACGAAGGAAGAGCCTCAGTTTTACGTTGTTCCGGCTACTACTGAGCCGACAGATGTAATGGCGGCTCAGGTTAGTGAGGCAATTGCAGAGTACATTCTAGATGCTGCTCATTTTAATATCGCTCGCCGTCGCGCTGCGTTTTGGATGAGTATTTGTGGCACTTCCTTTATCTCCACCTATATTGAAGAAGATCAGGGAGAGGATATAACTAAGTGTAACATCTGTTACGACGACATTACTCCTTTCCATCTTTTCATTCCTAACCCTCAAGAACAGTCCATTGAAGAGCAGCCCTACGTTATCCGTGAACGGGCCATTCATGTAGATAAAGTTCAAGAGCAATATGGAATGAAGATAAATCCTTCGGCGATTACAGCAATTCCTGTGGATCAACGCTTCATGCAGGCAATTGGAATCAGGAATCAAGGACCGTCGATGGATATGGTGACTATGTGGGATATTTGGATTAAGCCCTGCATTAAATATCCACAAGGAGGTTACATCGTTATTGCAGGGTCTAAAATCGTGTACGTAGAGCCTCCTATTCAAGATCCCATGTTGAGCCTAGTTGAAAGGCCACTAGACCTACTTGGTTTTACTCCGACTAGCTACCCATACAAACACGGCATGTTTCCTTTTGCTAAGTCTGAGCACGTTCCGTCTGGTGGTTTCTATGGCTTGTCGATTATTGAGGATATGATAGCTCCACAACGGGTATACAACCGTCAACGCTCATCCATCATTGAATCAAGTAATCTGACATCAAAGCCGCAGCTTGTTTACACGAAGGGATCAATTGATCCTAACAAAATCACTTCAGAGCCGGGGTTGCTCATCCCGGTTAACCCCGGCTTTGAAGCTCCTCACTACCTCGATACTAAGCCAGTTTCTTCTTATGAAGAGAAGAACATTGAACTTACACTTACTGATCTTGATGATGCAGCGGGACAATACGAAGTAACTAAAGGTAGAACTCCTCCCGGAGTTGAAGCGGCTTCAGCAATTGCTTATCTTCAGGAAGAGAACGACTCTCGACTTCACACCACGATTGCATCAATTGAAGAAATGACTACTGTTATCGGGATTCAAACACTAGAGTTAGTTCAAGAGTTCTGGCCGCCGGAGAAGATTCTAGCTGTTGTTTCTAAGGCTGGAGCTTTAGAGACACAGCAGTTTATGAATGCCAACGTTATTGGCGGCACAGATATCAGAGTCGAGACAGGTTCTATGGCACCTAAGTCACGAACGGCTAGACAAGCTTTCATTACTGAGTTGATGAAGCTTCAGTTGATTCCACCTGAAAAGGGACTTCGTTACTTGGAAATGTCCGAGACAAACCGCCTGTACGAAGAACTACAGGTCGATTCTAAGCAAGCTCGTCGTGAGAACGTTAAGATGGCACAAATGCAACAAGATCTTCAACAAATGCAGATGCAGCAAGCAACACAACAAGCTGGTATTGGACCATTAGCTGGTTTGCCTGGAATGGAACAAGAACCACAGGCGCCTGTACAATTGCCCATGTTTCCCATCAACCCTTGGGATAATAATGATATTCACCTGTACGAACACGGTTTGTACATGAAGTCGCAAGAATTTGAGACTTTGCCAGATGAGGTAAAGCAGGTTTTTATTACCCACTACATGCTCACTGAGCAGGCTATTTTAGGAGCGCAATATGGCGCAGGAGTTCCAGGTGCCGAATACGATACCACCGGCACAGAGCAGCCCGCAGATGGACAGTCAGCCCCAAGTTCAAATGGACAGCCCCAGCCCGCAGGAAACACTGGGTGAGGGATTTCTTAGGGATATTCCTGAACAAGATCGCAATATCGTTCAGAAGTATATCAAGGATTGGGATGGTAACGTAACACGTAAGTTCCAATCCATCCACGAGCAATATCAACCTTACAAAGAACTGGGTAATTATGAGGAACTACAGCAAGCTATGGCTCTCAACCAGTATCTTCAGAATAACCCAGTAGATTTTTATAACCACCTCCAGGAAACACTGGAAGAGATGAGAGAGCAAGGACTACTAGTGACAGACTACGAAGAAGAACCAGAATTTATCCCACAAACAAGGTCTGTCGCTGAGGAAGAGCCCGACAGACTGTCTGCTGTTGAACAGCAGATGCAGCAATTTAAAGAGTGGCAAGAGCAGCAAGCTTATGCCGCTGAAGAAGCGGAACAGATGCAAGAACTTGACAATTTGATGGATCAGATGCATACTGTCCACGGAGATTTTGACGATGACTGGGTTCTTCTACAACTCAGTCGTGGAGCTACACCAGAACAAGCAATCGAAGGTTGGAACTCTCTACTCCAATCAAAGGTCAGCAGCTTTCAACGCAAGCCTATCCCAAATGTAATGGGAGGGAATGGTGCGATTTCTGGAAGCCAGGCAGACTTTGGAAAGATGAGTCGCGATGAAAGAATTGCCTTCGTTACTCAATCAATTCAAGCCGCCAATCAATGAAAGGACTGACCTAGAATGGTCGCTACACTTACCTCTGCTCTCGGTATTCTTAAGGAAGTTTACGAGGGCGACATTAACAACCAGTTGAATGAGGAAAAGGTTCTCATGAAGAGAATCGAATCTTCGACTTCTGGTGTTTTTGAAAACGCTGGTGGTAAATACGTCGTTTTTCCAGTGAGGACCGCTCGTAACCAGGGTATTTCATATCGTGCTGAGAATGCTCAGCTTGGTGCTGCTGGTCAGCAGGGTTACGCTTCCACACAGGAAATGCTTAAGTACGGCTACGGTCGCGTTAGGCTTACTGGTCAGCTTATGGAGTTGGCAGAAACCAACGCACAGGCATTTGCTAATGCAGCGGATGCTGAAATGTCTGGACTTAAGGAAGACGTTGTTAAGGACTCCAACCGAATTGCTTGGGGAGCTTACCAAGGTACTGTGAACGTTACTGGTGTTATTTCCCGTGTAACAGCTGGTTCAGCAACTTCTACGGTTGCTGCTCCTACATTTGGATCAATTCAACCTGGAATGGTTATTGATATTGTTGATAACACAGGAACCCCTGTAGCGGGTGGAACTGCTCTTACTGTTACTGCTGCTGCTCCGTATGCAGGTAGCTTTACAGTTTCTGCAGCAGTTACTACAGTTACTGGTAACAACATCGTTCGTTCAGGCGATGCAAACCGTGAGCCAAATGGAATTCTCGGTTTGGTTGGTAATACCGGTACAATCCATAACATTAACTCTGCAACAGCTGGTAATGAATACTGGCAGAGTTACGTTGATTCTACTACGACGACACTTACTGAAGCTGCAATGATTCAGGCATGTGACGGAATTCGTCGTCTTGGTGGAAAGCGCCCAACGGCTATCTTTGCCTCCCTTGGTGTTCGTCGTGCGTACTTTAACTTGATGACAAGTTTGCGTCGTTACAACGAGCCTAAGGAATTCAGTGGTGGTCTTATTGGTTTGGCGTTTAACTACGAAAAGGAACTCCCTGTCGTTTCTGACGTAGACGCTCCTGATAAGACGATGGTGTTTCTTTGTGAGCCGGAGATTAAGGAATATCGTACAAAGCCTTGGTACTTCGCTGCAAACGATGGTTCCATCTTTAAGTACGTGATGGACTACGATGCTTGGGAAGTTCTTCTCAAGCAATATTGGCAGCTTGTTACGCATCAGCGTAACGCTCACGCAAAGATGACGAACATCACAGAAGCCTAAATCTGGGCGTTATCCTGGGGAGAGTGTTAGGTTCGAGTTGCCACTTGACTAACACTCTCCCCTCCTTCTTTAAGGAGTATAAATGAGTAATTTGGCGTCCTTGAACGCTAGTCGTGCTGCCCTTATCACACCTAATGATTCAGCTAATCTTCCTATGAGTGCTCATGCACTTTGGGTTGGTGGTTCTGGAAACATTAATCTCGTTACATCTGGTGGAGATACAATTCTTATTTCAGGTGTTTCTGCTGGCACGTATCTTAATATCCAGACAAGAAAAGTCCTTGCAACTAATACAACGGCCACTTTGATTGTAGGACTCTCTTAATTATGACGGCACTAGGAATAGCCTTAGCTCAGCCCTTTAATAAGGGTGGCGGTGGTAGTATAGGATCAACTGATCCTTATATTCTTACTCTAAGTCCTAACACGGCTGTTACTAGTGCTTCCCCTCTTACTGTTACAGTTAATGGTCTTAGATTTACAGCAACTTCAGTTGTGTACGCAGGTGCTGTAGCGTTGACAACTACATTTGTTAACGCTAATCAGCTTACTGCAAGTTACACACCTTCATCAGTAGGAACTTTTGCTTTTACTGTGCATGAAGGTGCTGTTATTTCTAACTCACGAGACTTTACTGTAACTGCTGTTCCATCACCTACAATCTCTACCTTGTCTCCAAATACTGCCCCCTCAAGTGCTTCTCCCCTTACTGTTACAGTTACTGGAACTAATTTTGTTGGTAGCTCGGTTGTGTACGCAGGTGCTGTTGCTCTAACAACTACTTACGTTTCAGCTACAAGTTTGACTTGTAGTTACACTCCTGCTGTTGAGGGAACTGCCTCCTTTACCGTTCATAATGGTGCAGATATATCTAACTCACTAAACTTTACCATTACTTCTGGTAGTGCTTTTAATCCAGGCAGTATTGCAGGTCTACAGGAATGGTGGGATTCGGCTGATGTGTCGAGCTTCACTTTTTCGTCAGGTGTTGTTATTAGTCAGTGGCGAGATAAGAGTGGAAACGTTAAACATCTATCTCAAGGTGTTGTAGCTAATCAACCTACCCGTGATGGTGCAGGTCGTCCGTTTCCTACATACCATAACTTTGCCAGCAGATACATGGAATACATCGGATCTAGTGGTGTAAACGTTGGAACCGCTACAATTTTTATTGTAGGTGCTGAATATACTGAAGAAGTACTCTATGCAGGTTTTTTGTCATTACTTGGTGGTGCAGGTCAAAATGATACTGATAATGCTGGTTCTTTGTTGATAGGTGCTAGTAATTCTAGTTATCGACTCTCTGCTAGTAGAAATAATGGGGCTTCAGCTACTCCTGGAACTGGTCCTGTGCCATATGGAATACATCGGGCTGTATTACGTCCTGATGGTAATATTAATGTCTATAATGATGGCTTAGCTATTTCATCGACACCTACATTTGGTCCATTCACAGTTGCTAACTTAAAAATTATTGTAGGTGATAGGTATTATTTAGGAGCACCTGCTGGTTCCTATCTTAACGGTGATATAGCTGAAATCCTTATTTATGATTCAGTCTTGTCAGCTGCTGATATCGAACAAGTTGAAACTTATTTGAGAGCAAAGTGGGCTACTCCTGCTCCATTCGTTCCTACTGATATTGCTGGGTTGGCTGGTTGGTGGGATTCTAATGATGCTTCTACCTTTACTTATTCAAGTGGGACTGTAGTTTCTGGGTGGAATGATAAATCTGGGAACGGTAAAAACATGGCTCAAGCTGTTGTGATAGAACAACCTTCACGCAGCGGACTTCAAAACGCACTTCCTACCATTACTCATACCCCTAGTGGAAATCACTCTTTGAAAACAGCTAATGTTTCTATTGTGGCAACGACTCCCTACACACTTTATCTTGCCTGTAGACCTAATCTTAAGTCATCATATCAAACAACTATTGTTGATACCGCTGACTTAGGTCGTCCAATACTTAGTAGTGATACAGCTAATGTTAAGCTTGATACTTTTGGTGGAAGCTTTCTCTGGCCGTGTGCTACAGCAGACGATCAGCCTCTCGTATATTCATTTGTTGTAGCACCTAACCCAAACGGTAAAGCTTTTCGTAACGGGGTTCTAGTTAATTCAGCTAACCATAATGGGTGGGGAATTCAATTTGGACTTAGGACAGGTAAAATGCCTGCTCAAGAAACTTGGCGTTCGTTTTACCATAATTATTTTGAAATCCTTGCGTATAGCGGGGCACATACTACGGCTCAGCGTGAGTCAGTTGAGCAGTATTTGAGAGCGAAGTGGGGCACACCATGACCGTTACTATTGAAACACTTTCTCAAACAGATGGTTGGAAAGTGCTTCCAACTGAACAAGAAGCACTTGACTACTGTGATTTGACGTGGGCGGCCATTCTTTATGTCATGCCAGATGAACGTATCCCAACTGAACTTCTTGCACTTTTTACAGTGTTTCTTATTACTGTAACTGAAGCGGGCGGCGATGTACGTTCTGTGCCAGGTGACGTAGTTAAGTCTGTTTCAGTTGTACCGTTTCTTGGTTTGAATCATCTTAGTGAAGTTGTCTATGATGGCGGTGAATCGCGAAAGTGGGCAATTCCACGTCAGACTCTAACTGGTGAATGGGCTGTACCGTGTTTAGCAGGGTTTGATACTGGCGGCCCAGAACCTGAATGGCCCGAACTTCCAGAGCCAGAGTCTGCTCCATGAGTAATTACTACGATCCAGGAACTGGAAATTACGTCGTTGTTGATGGCATGATTGTAGAGCGCGATGCTCTCTCAATTGCTGAACGTCTTAAGGACTACGATCCAAACTTGGAAATTATGTGTTTGGACTCCGATATGGAGTTTCACGAAATGAGTGATGCTCCGTTTGTAATCTGCTGTCGTCGTGAAGACGGCTCCCTGTACAAAATTTTTGAGGCGTGGGAACTGGATGAGAGGATTATTGAAAGAGTTGCTATGGCAGATGGCGCTCGCATCAATATCTTTAATCACGCTGTGGCTCTTGAAACAGCTAAGCGTAAAGAAATTCAAGATCGCTATAATGAAAAGCACCTAGAGAACACGGATCAGTTTATACACGCTATGTTGTCTAAAAAGAACACTTATACACTTCATAATTCTGAGGGCGAGCTAGTTCGTGTTCATGGTGATAAACCCCCTACTCAAGTCAGTTCAGAAAAATCCATTCACAGTTTGGGAGACTAGGTAAATGGCTGCACACGTTTTTAACGTCGCTTTGGGGCGCTGTGTTGAACTTCATAGGAGAGCTAAGACTCAAGATGCTTTTTGGGCTGGTAACTGTCTCTGCGTAGCTGTTTTAGCAGCTGCTGGTCTGGAATCTGACGCTATTCTTCTTGATAAGGACTGGCTAGGTGACGTAGTTGTTGGAACTACAAACTTAGTTACAAATACAACAGTTCCCAAAATTATTCCAGCTGCTGATCTAACTTCTCCTGCTCCAAACAATGCAACAGATGTTTTTCCTCTGGATATGGTAGATATTGCTTTTGGAACAGTAAATGCTGGGGATACTTGGTCTAAGGTTTTGGTTTGTTGGAGTCCTAATGGTACTATGGGTCAACTAGGTGCTATTGTTCCAATGACAATGCACGATGTTAATATTGTTCCAGATGGATCTACTATTACAATTCAAATTCCAGCTGCTGGCTATTTCCAAGCCGGTCAATGTTAAAGGAGAAGTCGTGGCTTCATCTGTATTCAATATTGCTAAAGGACGTGCTGTTGAACTTCATGCTATGGCAATTGGCGGTGGTCCTACCTCTGCCTGTCTAGTTGTGGCTGCAATTTCAGCTACAGGTTTAGAGACTGATGCTGTTCTTCTTGATAAGGTCACTTTGGCTGATGTAGTTGCAGGGACTACAAACCTTGCTGCCAATACCACAGTTCAAGTCGTTGACACTCCTATTCCTAGTTCACCGGACGATACAAATAACTGGATTAGACTTGATCTAACTGACGTCAACTTTGGTGCGGTTATTGCTGGTGACCCTTGGGCTAAGGTTGTCATCGGTTTTAATCCTACACTTGCAACAGCTGCAACTAACCATGCAAGTACTATCCCGATTTCCCTTCACGATATTGCTATTACTCCTGACGGTTCTACTATTATTATCCAGATCAACGCACTTGGCTATTTTCAGGCGAATGAATGCCCGTAGTTCCTATTCAGCAAGCCCTTGAACAAGATCGGGCTCGGGATACTCCCAGCTTCCACCCTCTTATTCAACAGGCTCTTGAAAAGGATCTAGCTAATAATGTAACTGTACAGTTTACAAAGATTCCTAAGTTTGTTTTAATTCAGCAGGCCTTAGAACGTAACTCGGCTCAGAACTCATCGGGTTCTAAGTTTGTTCTAATTCAGCAGGCCTTGGAGCGTAACTTAACTCAAGACCCACAGTTTATTAAGTCTGTAACGTTAAGTCAAGCTAGTGAAGCTAACGTAGCTCAGAACGTAACTAGGTTCGTCTTTCCTCCTAAGATTGTTTTAGTTGAACAGGCGCTTGAAAAGGACTTAGCTCAGAGTGTAACTTTCCAGTTTACTCTGATTCCAAAGTTTGTTTTAATTCAGCAGGCGTTAGAAAAGGACGCTTCTCAAGATGTAATTAGGTATATTTTTCCTCCTACAATTGTTCCTGTTCAGCAAGCTCTAGAAAAGAACGTTGCTCAGACTGTAACTTTCCAGCTTACACTGACACCGAAGTTTGTTCTTATTCAACAGGCTCTCGAAAAAGGTGTAGCTCAAGATGTTACACTTGGTAGGACGTACCTACTTCAACAAGCTCTTGAAAAAGATCAATCTCAGGACTTCTCATTTAGTAAGTCTACTAGTGTTCAACAAGCGGTTGAAAGTAACCAAACTTATGATGTAGCTAGGTTTATCCAGCCTCCAAAACTCGTAGCTATAACACAGGCTCTTGAAAAAGATGCTTCTCAAAATGTAACTTTCTCATTTACTCTATCTCCAAAATTCTTCCTTCTTGAACAAGCTCTTGAGCGTAACCAATCTCAAGACGTTGCGCGCTACGTTATACCTCCTAAGAATGTTTTAGTTGAACAAGCAGTTGAACGAAACCAAGCTTATACTGTAACTGCACAATTTACTTTAACACCTAAGTTAATTTTAGTTGCACAAGCAGTTGAGAGGAACTTAGCACAAAATGTAGAACTTGCTAAGTCTACTCCAATCGAACAAGCAGAAGAATCTAACGTAGCTCAGAATGTTACGTTTGCTAGATCTACACCGATTCAACAGGCTTTTGAGGGTAACCAGACTTATGACGTAATTAGATTTATTCTTCCTCCTAAGCTTATCTTGGTTCAACAAGCTCTTGAAAAGAACGCTTCCCAAGATGTAACTGCACAGTTTATTTTATCGCCAAAGTTTGTTTTAATTCAGCAGGCTCTTGAAGCTAACTTATCTCAGGATGTAATTAGGTATATACAGCCTACTAAGGTTGTTCCAGTTGAGCAAGCAATAGAGCGTAACCTAGCTCAAAATGTAACTGCTCAACTTACTCTAACACCTAAGCTAGTTTTAATTGATCAATCACTTGAAAAGAACTTAGCTCAAAACGTAGCCTTTACTAGAGCTAAGTCAATTGAACAGGCTATTGAAGCTAACGTAGCCCAAGATGTAATTCGGTACGTACAGCCTTCAACGAATGTTTTAATACAGCAAGCATTTGAAAATAACGTAGCTCGTGATGTAAATCTTCTACCTTCTAAGAACGTTCTACTTCAACAAGCCATAGAACGAAATCTTGCTCAAAACGTAACTGCTTTAATAAAGCCAGCTCTAGTAATAGAGCAAGCTTTTGAGGGCAACATAGCTCGCGATTTAACTGAGTTTACACCGCCACTAACTCCTATTGAACAAGCGTTTGAAAGTAACGTAGCTTATAATTTAGTTCAGGTACCTTCTACACTTGTTCCTATCCAACAGGCTTTTGAAAAGAACGCTGCTCTTGATGTAGCTCAACCTGTTCCTTTCCCAATCGAACAGGCGTTTGAAGGTGACGTAGCTCGAAACGTAGTTGGTCTTGTACAGGCTGCTAAACTTGTTCTTATTCAGCAAGCTTTTGAAGCTAACCTAGCTCGGGACTTCGGTCAACCTAGTTACTTTACAATCCAGCAAGCGTTTGAACGTAACCTAGCGTTTGATTTTCCAATCAAGGTTGTCTCGATTGAGACAGCGTTTGAAGGTGATCTAGCTAGAGATGTAAGTCTACCTAGACTAACTCTTATAGAGCAGGCATTTGAAAAGAACGTAGCTCAGAATCTGGTCTTTTCCTTCAGTGGCAAGGTTGCTTTAATTCAGCAGGCTTTTGAAGGTGACGTAGCTCAGAATCTTGGCAAGTTTGTACAGCAAACTCTTCTTGAAACTGCACATGAAGGCAACTTCGCTTTTGAAGTAACACAATATATAATAGAGACGCTTCACGGTTCCTGGTTCTCTGATCTTTATCACGCCATAGGTTGGCAAAGTAAGATCTCTTCAATTGGTTCAGTAAGTGATCTTTATCACGCAATAACACTGAAGGGTAGCGTTAAACTTCCAGCTTGGTTGAGTGACGTTTACCCTGCTGTTGGAGTTAAATCAAAAGTCTACTCTCAAGAAATTGTTAGAGTTACAGCCTTCCTAGTGAGTGCTCTTGAACAAGCGTTTGAAAACGATGTAGCTCAGAACCTAGCAAACCCAGTTCCTCAAATTATCTCACTAACTCAAGCTCTTGAAAGAGGCTTGTCTAGAGATGTAGCTCATCTGCTTCCAGATGTTGTTTTAATTGAACAAGCAGAAGAACAGAACGTAGCTTTAAGCATAACGTTTATGTTCCCAAGGGTTGTTGTAATTCAACAGGCTTTGGAAAAAGATGTAGCTCAGAACGTAATAAGGTACGCACCAGTCACCGTTCTAATTCAACAGGCATTTGAAAAAGATGTAGCTCAAAATGTAGTTCACCTGTTCCACAACGTACTGCTAGAACAGGCAGTTGAACGAAACCAAGCCCTTAATATAGGTCAGGGTAGTTATAAGGTTATTGAAATAGCTAAAGAAAATAACCTAGCTCTTGATCTAATTAAGAAACCTCTCTTTACCATAAGCCAGGCTCTTGAAAGAAACCTAGCTCAAAACTTAGTACAACGGCCAGTCATACCGCAGCAGCTTCTTATAGAAACTGCACATGAAGGTAATTTTACTTTCACCATAAGTAAGTCTGAAATAACTAAGTCTAAGTACGGTTGGATTTCTGATGTTTATCACGCTATTGGATGGAGCTCTCGTATATCTTCGGATGAGAGTTCTACACTGGATATTTATTCGGGAGTACGGACTAAGAGTAAGGTGCATTAATGGGAGTTATTAGAGATATCTTTGCTGGTAACACGGCCGTGATCGATATTACTTTTGTACCTACACCAGGGTTTCCTGATGTTACTGGTCTGACTCTTAGAATTGAGAACCCTCTTAAGATTGAAGCTGCCGCTAGCATTGCACAAATAAGTACAAATTTCTTTAAGGGAACTTACAACATTCCAGATGGTGGTCCTAATGGTGTTTGGATCTATCGTTGGGAAAGTACAGCCAGCCCTGATCTAGCTGGCGAACAGAAGTTTAATGTAGTTGGTGCCTCAGTTCAAAACCCATAGGAGCTATTATGGATACTCTTATTCTAATCCGAAAAGTACAACGCTCCTTTGGTGATGACAACTCTATCTTCATTAAAACTGATGATATTTTGGACTGGATTAATGATGCACAGCTACAGATTGTTAGGGAGACGAACTGTCTAATTGAAGAAGTCTTTGTTCCAGCCAATAGCTTTCCTTGGACTCTTCCCAATAACTTTCTTAAAACGGCTAGAGTTCTTTACGGCGGGAAGTCTCTTCCTTATATCCCTGTTGAGACACTTGATTCTCAAACTACTGATCTTATGAATACAGCTGTACCTGCTTACTTCTATTTCATTAAAGAGGAGATGAGGCTGTACCCGGCGGCTGTACCGACAGATCTTGTAAGTGTTACTATCCAGTACGCTAAACTTCCAATTATGTTGACAGCGGCGGCAGAACAATTGACTGTTCCAAATGTTTATCATGAAGATATAGTTCGTTTTTGTCTCGCCCGCGCACATGAGCGTAACGAAAACTACAGGGGTATGGAAATAGCTATGGCTGAATTCTCCTCTCGTATCTCTGATAGAATTGATGAGACAGATGTACAGGATGAGGTTTACTCCACTATTCGTGACGATCCTTTCTGGGTAGGCTTCTAATGATTTATGGCGAAGAGTCAGAACCTATTGACTTCTCTCAAGGTCTTTGGCTAAGTGATAGTCCTGATCTACATACAGGTTTCTGTTCTGTTCTTAAGAATCTCTTTGTAACGCCTATAGGTTCTTTGATTATTCGTCCTGGCTTTATGCAAGCCTTCCTAGGTGTACGGACATTTGCTATAGCTCAGTCGGGTCAGCAAATTTCAATGGGAGGCATTCTTAATTATAGGTCGGCTTCTTACTACCCTCGGTACGTTACTAAGATGGTCCCTCTTATTCCTAATGACTCGATTAAGAATGCTCCCATTCTATTTGAGCCGCATAAGAGTAACTACGATCCATCAGTCGCCTCAGGGAACTACGATGTTCGTATAGTGAATTCGGCAATTGCTACTGCCGGTCAGGCACCTGTAGTTAGTAACTATTTCTGGAGTCTAACAGATAAATATCCAACTAGTAACTACGCCCAGTATAAAGATAAAATTTATGCTTGGTGGGAGAGTGTGGGGGTCGGCGTTGTTTCTAACTGGGACTTTACTACTTCTAATCCTCGTACTCTTACTAGAACCCTAGTACCTACTTCACCAGCTAACCAAGCGTCACAGCTTTCTTTTAACGCCTATCTGGACGTTTATAAGGATCGACTCTTCTTGACTGTTGGTAATCGAGTGTACTTTACAGAAACGGCTGCTCCTGGTGGCTATCCTGAGACGTGGGATATTGCCGTTAACTTCTTTACACTCCCTGTACCAACCGTGTACAAGACTTTCGTCTTTAATAACATCCTGTACTTCTTTACAAGTTTAGGTATCTGGACTCTTCAAGTTAATGGTCCTCCTGAGTCTTGGATTCTTAAGCTGCTCACTCCTACAGTAAGTGTTACTCATGAACAAGCTATTTGTCTGAACACGACAACCTTTTATTATACTCAGGGGAACGCTGTATATGCTTACAACGGCGGCCAGGAGTACGTGAAGATTTCTGATCCTATTGAAGAGTACTTGGAGGAGGTACATTCTATAGGAGTTTTCGCTTTTGAAGATGGTTGCTTAGTTAGTACGCAGAAATACAAACCTTCTACGGCTGATCCTACTAAAGCAACTATTGACTCCACACGAGTATTCTATTTTAATAAAAACGTGTGGACTGAAATTACGATGTTTGAGGCTGCACTAAACCCTCTTCTTATTATCATTGGATCGGCTGTACAGGTCGCTGCCGATATTTCAAATCAACGCCCCACAACTTACTTTACCTATCTAACTGGCCGTGACTCAGCTATGTTTATCGGTACAGCCTTTGTAGATAGGGACCATCATATGGGTGATGGTAATTTTATTCAATCTCCTTATAACTATGATACAGATAGGGCTAACGAAGCTCTTCAAAGCTGGGAGTTTGCAGTTAGTTTTAACCCTGCTTTCAATAAAGAGAAGCGTGTTAAGTACGGGTACATGGATATTCTGAGCAAGGAACTGGACTACGAAGTTGAGTTCCAACTGAACATAGAAGGAAAGGGCTACTTCTCTAGTAAACACGTCGTGTTAGAGAAAGAAAGCCCTACAAACGATAACTCTTTCAATATTCAGTTCCCTGTTGATAACTACGCTCGTCGTCTTGATATCAAAACTAAGGGAGAAATTACTTGGAGTGGACTTGTTAAGATTCCTATTAAAACTTCTCCAATTGAAATCAAGAGAATGATGCTTGTCTATAACACTGGTAGATCAGAGGAAAAATATGTCGCTGGATGAGATTAAGCTGAAAGCTAAGCCTCTTGATGAGACTTCTCATGATAATCCAGAACTTCATTTTATCGGTGGCTCTCTTCTGCAACCTACTTTCGTTACAGACGTCGTTGCTGGTCAATCTAGTTTTGTAGGAGTTCGTCCAGCAGCAGCTAGAGAAGATCATGTACACGGAATGGCTGGAGCTACTACTTGGGACGTAGAAGCTACAGAAGATAGTGTAACTATTAATGGTCCTGTAATTCTAGACTACTTAATGGTTGGTGACGTAGTTCTTATGAAGAGTGGATCTAAAGTCCGGAGATTTAAGATTTCATCGTTACCAGTAATGCACGAAGACCATACTTTCTTTAATGTTACAGAGACTCTTTCTATAGGTGATCCATTTGAAGCTAGCGATCCTATCTCTATTGACTTCTATCTAGTAGGTTAAAATGCCTTTTTCTGGACTAGACCGTGTAGCTGCTCAGAGACTTAAGCGTCCTCGTCCACTTGACGGGAACAATAAACGTGCTACAATGGCAAGAGGAAAGCCTGTATATAGACTGGGTTCTCCTAACCCAGCAGGATCGAATCAACATAACCCTAGTCAAATGGGTCCATCAATGACGGAACGTTTTGGACCTAGTTCTTTTGAAGAACTAGCCAGACTTTCAGCTATTAAACTAAGGGGTCATTCATGACAGAGCCTACAGCAATTGCTGATGATCTTCTTCCTGAGGATGCTTATGACGCAGGTGATCCTTTTCATGAGCGCCTAGATGTACTTGAAAGAGCTATTAAGTCTTATATACTTAATCCAGATCCAATTCGACGGCGACCTCTCCTAAACCTTCTAGATAAGTTGCAAGATGAATCTCTTATCTTTATTGATAGGTTAACAGAGGCTCGTGCAGAAATGATGAAGGGGCGTTAAGATGGGCTCCCGTTACCTTACAGATTTAGATGATGTATGTCGTCGTACAGGGTATCCTGTAGTTGAAGTAGGAAGTGCAAAGAGTACACCTGGTGATGCTTGGAAGAGTCGTTCTCGTAGTTCTGGTGGTTATGATTCTGGTAAACCAAATCATATTATTGCGCACCACACGGCCGGACCTAGCGATGGTTGGAAACTTGCTAACTATCTTGTTTTTGACCACTCTGATCGCCCTTGTGCTAATATTAGTTTGATGCGTGATGGTGCAATTTACGTACAGGCTGGGGGCGCATCTAATCACGCTGGTACAGGTCAAGACCCTTGTTCTCCTAATGTCACTAGCGATGATTACATGAACTCGCAGTCAATTGGAATTGAAGCTGCAAACTTAGGTGACGGTGAAACTTGGCCTAGTAAACAACTTGATAGCTACGTTAGGCTTTGTGGTGAGTTGTGTAAGGCTTATGATATTCCAGTTGAAAGAATTCACTCTCACTTTGAATGGGCACCTGATAGAAAAGTAGATCCAGCTGGACCACCTAAGTACGCCTCAGGTGGAAATAAGTGGGATATGAATGCTTTTCGTCGTGACGTTGCTGATTATCTAAATGGAGACTTACCTCCTCCTGACCCCGATGATTTTGAAACTGAAACAGTTACTATGGAGCTTCCTAATCTTAAAAAGGGAGACCGTGGTGATGCAGTAAAGCGTATGCAGCATCTTCTTGCAGCCGCTGGTTATCTGGAAGAAAACCCCAATTATTTCGATGGAGATTGGGGTAACGTAACTGAAGAAGCTAAGATCGCTTTTGATGTTGCTCACGGATTGACTCCTTCTCCACCGTCCGATTGTGGACCTAAATCATGGAAGGTTTTGCTCGATGGCTGAAAAAATGGTTAAACCAAAGATGAAGGGTCGTCGCCCTCTTATGCCTCTGGATAAGAAGAGTCTACCTTCTGCTAGCGATATGGCTAGATCAAAGGCTAACGCTCGTTCTGCTGTAGTTTCAGGACTTCCTAATAGAACTGGTCCTCCGGCTCCAACTACTCCTGAACTTGATTATCAGAAGAAGAGGCGTGAAGCTTATGGTCGGGGAGAAAATCCTGATCTGACTACTAAGCCTTATGAAAAGCCTCCGTCTAATATGGAAAAAATGCCTACAATTACTCCAGGCTATGCTCCTGGTAAAATGATTTCTACTAAGCCTACACCGACAACTAGACTTACCCCTAAGCCTTTGCCTTCTGGCCAAGACTTGCCGATGTCTATTAGTCCTCCTCCTTACGGAACAGCAACTAAGAAGGTCAAGCGTTCTTCTCCCAGAGGTTTGAGTGGAGTTAAAGGTAAGGCTCTTCTGGCAGAACTTGCTAAGAAGAAGTTGAAGATGAGAGGCCAGGGAGGCTGAAATGCCCATTAGTGGAGAGTTTGCTACAGCCCTCCAACGACTTCTAGAGAAGTTGCAGCAGGATCAGGCTGAGATTGATTTCCAGGAACAGATTAAGCGTAGACTGTTTGGAACTCAGGAAAGTCAGTTGAATGAGGCTCATCCACTAGCTTTGCGTACCTCTAATCAGAACCTTGCAGATCGTGGACTTGTTCAGTCTGGAATTGGCCTAGGTCAGCATGGCAACATTAATCGTGCTTTCATGGAAAATCTAGCTGGCCTTCGTCAAGAGAACACTGAAGATCTTTCTAGCTTTGCTAAGCAGAGACTCTCTAACCAGGCTACTTATAACTGGAACTTTGCTGATCTTCAACGTCAGTGGGCACAGAGTGAAGCAGAAAAAGCAGCTACAGGGATGCTAGGTAATCCTAATCCGGTTGCTCCAACCGCTCCTGCTGTAACTCCCCCTGCTGCTACTGGAGTTATTCCTGGAGTTCCTAAGACTAAGCCTCGAACAATTACTCCTAAGAAGCCTACTCCTAAGAAACCAGTTAAAAAGGTAGTTCCTACAGGTGAGCAAATTAAGCCTAGGCCCCTAGGTAATACAGGTGGTAAGCCTGCTGGACTCACTTCTGGACTTATCATTGATAAGATTAAGCAACAAGGTGCTAAGAACTTTAAGAACAAGCCAGTTATTGGAGCAAGGGGTGGCTACTAATGCCTACTAAGAAAAAGGAACCGTTGCCGCCGTATGATCCATATAGCGGTACAGTTTCTGCTCCTGGAAAAAACCAACTTCAACCACCCTTTAAGGTAACAAACACAACTAAGGGTCCAGTTAGAAGTAAGGACCTTATCCCTAATCCTAAATTGGCTGCTGGTATTAAGCAAGCTAACGCTAGACATGATTATCTAACTCCAGAACTAGCTGCGGCTATTAAACGACAAACTGAACACGCTCCCACGTATAAGTCTGGTGGACTTTCTCCTGAGTTTATTAAGGAGCAGTCAACAGCATCGGCTCAGAGGCTAGCTAATAAAATTCTATCAGCTGTTGCAAGTACTTCTCAAGGTGGCGGAGGCGGCGGAAGTAAACCAAAGAGTAGTGGAGGTACTAAAAAGAAGAACACAGGTACAGGAAGTAAAGGTGGACCTGCTGCTCCGGCCGCTCCATCTGGTCCTAGTGTAACTGATCTTATTAATGATATGTATGATAAGTTGCTAGCTGAAATTGGTACACAACAGACTAATACGCTTGGTGATTATGATGCTACTAAGGCTACAATCACTAATCAGTATAAGACAGCACAACAAGACCTGTACGCTAAGTACCAGGCTACACAAAACCCTCTAGCCGCACAGGCAGCTAATCTTGGAGTTGACTACGGTAACTCTTCAATTAACGCTACACAAGATGCCGCCATGAAGAGACTTCAGGAAACTGGTGACCTTAGTTTGACTAGTGATCTAAGTTACTTGGACAAGATGAAGTTGATGCAAGAGCAAAGCTTTGGTGCTCTAAAGACTGGTTCTCTACAAGAGAAGGCAGATGCTCAGCTACAATATCAGATGTATTTGCAACAACTTGCCGCAGAAGCTGCTAAGGCTAAATCAGGTGGTGGAGGGGGCGGAGGTTCAAAAAGAAAGGGTGGCGGTGGAGGTTCTGGTGGAAGTGGTGGAGTAAAGAGTTCTGCTACTTCAACTTCTACCTCAGTTGATACTGGAATCAACTCTTTGATTGCTGATCTTATTGCTCAAGGTGATTATGAAGGTGCAGCTTCTGTTCAAAGAGGTTATGATATTCAGCAAGGTGGCGCTCTAGGAGCAGCTACTAAAGCTAGTACGTACACGCCTGGCAAGGTTACTAAGGTTAAAACTAATACCTCTCGTAACTCTGCCATTACTTCAATTAAAAATGCTGGTCAGACAGCTAGAAATACTAAGGCTAAGGCGGCTGCTGATCGAGCTGAGAAGGATCGTCAACTTTATCGGTCAATCGCTAAGGGCTACGGTGGAGTCTTCACTACCAGTACTGTTAAACACACAGGTAAGCCGTAACTAAATGGGTGCTGTCCAAGATCGTGAGAAAGCTTTCCAAGATGCGTTTAATACCATGCTTGGAAATAAGATCGGACGTCCACTCAAGCCGTACAAGAACTACCAGCCGTCAGAGAAAGTACGAGCCGATCTAAACAAAATTCTTATTGAAGGAGCTAAGGCACAAAAAGAAATCCTAGCTGGACCTAAGCGTCGAACGTCAGCTAGTGCAGGTAAAAAATCTGAACTCACTCCTGAACAGAAGTCAGCCCGTCAAAAGCAATTTCTTAAGGACTCTAAGGTTACTAAAGAAGGTAACCGTTCTTTCTTTGATAAGTTTAAGGACGTTGTAGGACGTGGCCTGAACCTAATTTCGCGACCGGGATTTACAGTTACAGGAGCCCTGTACGAGCAAGCTAAAGCTATGGCCGAGGGTGAACCTTTCTGGTCTACTCTTGATGAAGTAGCTTATGGTGGTTGGAGAGGTTTATCAGGACAAGCACAACACGGTGCTGGCGACGTTCTCAGAGAAAAGAAGAAGGGCTACAACTATAAGGGCGGCGGTATAGGTGGCTTTATAAATGAAGCTGCTCGTATTGGAAGTTTGCCTGTAGATTTTCTTGGCGCCGCTGCTACTGTTAGTAATCAACTACCTAAGGGTTGGCAAGTTAATTTCGATCGTGCCATTGGCTTAATTGGCGATGTAGGTTACGACCCGCTAACTTGGACAGGTGCAGGAGCAGTTGGTAAAGCTAGAAATGTAGCTGGAGCAACTGGCAGACAAGCCTTTGAAGAAGGTGCGGGTAGAGTTGTAAGAGACGCAGTAGAAGGTGCTGGCCACAGTCGCTCTATTGCTGATGACGTTGTAAACGCTATTGTTCCTAGAGTTGATGAAGTAAGTCTAGATATTGGCAGAGGCGCACAAAAGACTAAGACTCTAGGACGTCGCCAAATCATAGATCAAGTTCCAGACGTTACGGGGGAGGCTGTACGAACTCGAATCCTTGAACCTGTACGTACTAAGATGGAACAGATTACGAGCACGATGAAGTTGAATCGTACTCCTAATCAAAACGTCATTAGAGGCTGGCTACACGCTGATCCCAACTTTAGAAACGTCTATGATAAGTTCGTTACTAACGCACAGCAGATGGCTACGCATCCAGGAGCACTTGATATTGATGATGCTCTGAGACTGAGTTTAGAACAATTCTCTACTGAAATTGCTCCCCACATCGATGATATTGTTGACGTAGTTAGATCTGGACTTAAGAGTAACCTAATCACGGCGCCCGGTATTAAGGTTGGTGGCAAGGTAGTTGCAACCTCTGACAGAATGGGGTCTGCACTTAACAGAATTGCTGACAAGATAGCTGAAGGTCCGCTCGATGAGATGATGAAGAGTTTGTCTTATGGGCGAGGTAACCCAGGTGTCTCTCTTGGAATGGGTGGTGTTACTCGTTCAGAACTAACTCATACCTTCAAGCAACTGTTTAGAGAAGTTGAACTACGTGGCAAGTCAGTAATTAAGGAAGATGCTAGAGTAATTCAAGAAGCCTTGCAAGACGGTGTACAGCTTGCTGACCCAATCTTGGAAGGACACAGAGTTTGGCTTCGTCAGAAGTATGATGAAATCTTTGCTCTAGAAGAAGCATACGGCCTGCGTACAAGTAACTCTGTTGTTGCTAATAATCGTCGTCTAAGTGATTACGTGTACACTAATCTTAAGTCTAACTCTAAGTCAACTAGAGAACTTAGAGATGCTATGAGAAAGAGTGTTAAGCAGCACGGAGATTACAGAAACTTCACACTAACTGATCTGCAAGCCGCTGGAGCTAAGCCGGAGACAAACGCCTTCAACAACTTACTAGCTCGACAGATTAAGGCTAACAGAGATATTGCACCAATCCACTTTGCACGTCAGATAAATGAGAAGTTTGGTATTAAGGGTACACTTTCACACAACGAGATAGTTCGCCGTAAGCTGATTCCAGTTAGTGCGGATAGTAGAGAGTTGCCACCTAGTCTCGCAGCTTCTCTACGTCCTGGTGAGAAGATGTACCTCACCAAAGAGAGTCACGAAATTCTAAAGAGGTACAGAACGTTTGCTGAGACAGGCTCTAAGGAACACCAAGCTCTTCTGCACTCAGTGGATTACGTCACAGGTAAGTTCAAGCGACTTAGCACCCTGTACTACCCTTCATTCCATATCCGTAACTTCATTGGGGATATGTATATGGGAGCTATTGATGGGGTTGGTGTACGAGACTACCTTAAGATCTTTAACAAGTGGAATAAGAGAGCATCTAGCACTATCTCAATTGGTGGGACTCAGCATTCCTTTAGTGATCTAGTTGAACTGTACGAACGCAATCTTTCGTCGTCTGGTCACTTTCTACAAGAGATTGGTGAGACTCCTCTCTTTAAGGGTAAGCGTATTAGTGGACGTGTAGGAGACTGGGCTGAGAAGAGAGAGGATTTTGGTCGTTTCACTCACTTCACTCATGCTCTAGATGAGGAGATGAAACACAACCTTACTAAGTACACTGATCCTGCAAAGGCGTGGGATAAATCCGTACAGGCAGCAACGTACAGGGTTAATAAGTATAAGTTCGATTACTCTGCTTTAACGAACCTGGAACAGAAGTACATTAAGAGAATCATTCCGTTCTATACGTATCCTCGTAAGGCACTATCAACACTCGCAGAAGCTACTTTAATCTCGCCACGAATTCTATCTAACACAGCACACGGCATTATTAACTGGCAACAATACGCCGATAAAAATAACCCTGGCTTTGATCCTATTGGAATGCCAGGATGGATGCGCGACTCTCCCTTTATTCCATTTGGAGGCGGAGCAGCACCGCTAGGTATGGATGTTGGTGGTCTTCTTCCAATGCAGGGTGCTACGGACTGGATGCAAAATCCTATGTCCAATATTAACCCGCTCTTCCGTGGAGTTTCAGACCTAGCTTATAATGAAAACCCCTTTACGCACCAAGACGTGAAGAACCCGATTGACGTAGTTCTACAGAACCTTCGTCCCGTTAATGAGTACAAGCGTCTTACTAAGGACGCCCCACCTGTTGTTAAAATCTCTAATATCCTGGGTATTCCTATTAGGAAAGCCACTCAGGGACAACAGGATGCTCAGATTAATAGCCTTCTTTTCAAGGCTAAGGGACAAGTTACTAAACTAGATACTCGCGGCATGGAACAGGGATACCACGTTTACTACAGTGAGCGTAAGGATGGTATTGACGTTCGTATTGAGGACGTTAATACCGGGAAGGTTACAGCTTATCAGACTATTCCTGAGGCTGAGGAAGCTCTAAATAAACTTCTTGCCGGAAAGTAATAGTCTGTACGCCCCTGTGTTGTAGCCAGATATAAACACTCACTAGCGGGCTGTACGTCGCTCTACGGTCATTCTAGGCCCCTCTGGCGACCCCTCTGAGCAGGTCTTATGCGGTATGTCCTCGACCATGTGTGCTAGTGACATCACTATACAAGTTGCCTATAGTCAACTGCCTATCCTATGTGGTATAATAGGGGCATGTCCGGACGAGACTATTCTTGGAGGGACGACAGCTTGTGCAAACTGCTGCATCTAGACCCTCAAATTTTCTATGCTTCTGAACGACAACCTCAACTTCGCGCTCAGGCAAAGGAGGTATGTAAACGTTGTGGTGTTAAACAAGAGTGTTTAGAAAACGCTCTAAGAAATGAAGAGTTTGGAATATGGGGAGGGATGGATGAGCATGAACGATCTAATTACCGCGTGAACCGGTACCTAGCGGCAAGGCGTGAAGAACTTTCACAGCGTAGTAAACAGCGTGAGCAACAGCATCTTGAGAGTGTGTCCCTTTCTTCCCCGGTACGTATTTTAATCCCGCCCATCCGAAACCCATTGGCTTTATCGCCGGCTCCTGTAGAACAAACTTTCGATCTTCCATCTCTGCTACACCTTGTATTAGACCGATCACCCGTACAGGTTCCATCGAGTTCCAATCAAAAGCCCCTGTACGAGCGCGGTTCGGCCGAACTAGAAAGTTCTCGCATATTACTACATCGCATTCTTTTACCAACTGTAGTACCTGGTTAGCCTTAATCTCACGAATTTGATCTGTGTGAAGTAGAGTTAGTTTCTTATCCTCTAGTTCTACTAGAGCTACGCCGGTTGTCTTTCCTGGGTCGAATGCGAGCAGTTTCATCTAGTCCTTTTATTTTTGGTTCTACTACTTTCAGTATCTCTTCTGCTAACTCATAAGTAAGTTCATGAGTTATTATACTCAAAAGTTCCTCTGGACCCATAGCTTGTATTACCTGATTAGATATGTTTACTTCTGTTTTAATAGACGTGTAGCCAATATGATCTTGCCAGTCTGGGAAGTTTTCATTTAACCAGTCTATCCCTTCTTGATCCATAGAAACTAACTGAATAGAGCCAGTTACTCTAACCATATCCATATCAAATACGTTATGTTGATCTACTTGGCCCTTAATAGTCACGGCTTTAACATTTCCTTGCTGTTGTCCAGGCTCTCCAGCCTTGGGTCTTGTAGATTAAGAGTGCCGCTTTCAAGTTACGACGTGGATTATATAGGTCGTGTGGGAAACGAATAATTCCCTTTTTCATCAGATATTTGTTGTTGGCACCATTAATTTGAGCTAACCCTCTTGACCCGCCATGCGGGTCATTTCCATTATATGCCCTAGGATTTCCACGACTCTCTCTACTTATGATACAGGACAACCTGTGCCATTGTGAACTCTTCCAACCAACTGCTAAAGCTGTACTTCTCCATCGGGAGGCTAAAGGATAATGAGCCTCAGCTTCATTTGCGGGTACTACTAGACACGTACTTAATACTAGCCCGGTTATTAGTTTCTTCAATTTAGTCTCTTTCTGTCGGTTGTGAACCTTAAGTCAAAGATCGGCTCAGTCCACTCTTCACAAATTTGTTGGGCTTTTTTAACTTCATCTTCTGAACTGACTTGCAACCAAACACTGTCATGTACTTGGCAACGCTGATCGAAGCCAGCTTCTTCTAGTTTTATCATTGAACGTTTCACTATCTCGAAAGCTCCACCTTGGATAAGAGAATTAAATGCTTTCCGGTGCTCGTATTGCTGTTTGAAATGGCGACGGCGACCACCCCACATTTGAACCCAATTCAGTTCATCAGCGGCCCGTTCTGCCCTGTACATGCACTTAAATAGCTCCCTGTACAGTTCCTTGTACTTCTTCAAGTACTTAGATGCTGTCTGCTCTGAGACTCCAAGTTGCTGAGATAACTTTCTTTGTGAGCCACCGTAGATAATCAGAAAGTTGATGGTCTTTGCATCTTGTCTGGAAATTCCCAGTTCATTAGCTGTGGTCTGATGCACGTCACCTTCGGCCTTGAATGTTTCAAGCAATCCAGGCTCTTCTGAATACACGGCTGCAAGTCGCATCTCAATATTCTTATAGTCAATCTCCCACAACTGGTAACCCGGATCAGGCAGGAATAGTTTTTTAACCTTTCCGTCTCTGGGTATCTGTTGTAGATTTGGATCTGCGCAAGATAGACGACCCGTAACCGTCCCATGTTGTTTAAACCCCGCATGAAGTCTGCCATCAGATTTAGTCATTTCTAGGTAGGGAATGTAATAGCCCGTTAGCTGCTTATTAAGCTTCCTAAACTCTAGAATTAAACCACAGATAGGATGATTAGAAGTTTCTAGAAAGTCGTCATTCACTTGTGCTCGCCCTGTTGGTGTACGTGTGAGTACCTTCAATCCTAGACCAAAAGGCGGCTCGTCAAATAGCTTCTGTTGAAGAGTATTTGACTTAGCTGGGTCAAAGCCAATCAGAGAGATTAGTTCCTTAAGTCTCTCTTCACAACGAATTTTTAGTTCAGCCGCCATCTTCCTATCTACCAACATACCCCGTTCTTCAAGACGCTGTAAGACTAGAAGGAACTCTCTATCTACTTTCCATACTTCCTCGTACTCTAGGAAATACGGCTTTAGCTTATGGTATAGGTCTAGTGTAATCCTAGCGTCTTGCTTAGCATAACGAGCCATAGCAAATGAGGGAACGTCGTTCCATTTAACTGACTTCATAAGTTTAGCCATAGCTAAGTCTTTACCTACACCAAGTAACTCCGTGGCTAGATCCTCTAGGCTGTAGCCAAATAACTTGTTCTCATCAATGAGATGAGCCATCAGCATTGTATCATAGAACTCTTTAGGAGGCTGTACACCTGCCTTCTTCAAGATTTGTAGGTCGAACTTAGCGTTATGAAAGACTACTGGAACATTCAAAGAACTAAGTAGGTCTGCAGGCGGCTGTACGTTTTGCTCGTTTTTTATCATCCACGTTTCGTGACGTACAGGTATGTAGAACTCTTCGTCATCAGTCGCTAAAGCTATTCCCATACAGTAACGTTCGTTCCAATTATTAGTCCAGTTCGTCTCAGTATCACAACTTACCTCTGAGATTGAACCTGTCAGCTTCTCCTGTAGGACTCTCAGTAGTTCCAAGTCGTTGACCAACACTTCTCACCTCAAAAGTTAGGTTTTCAGTTCTTCTAATAGGTAGTTCAAATAGAGGACCAAAGCGATTCTTTAACACTTTAAAGTTCAGCAGGCTACCTTCGCCGTACAGGGAGATAACAGTACTGGCTACAGTCAACGGATACATAGCCCCGTAGCTATCTTTAAGAGTCGGGCCATCTTTAGCATCATAACTAGTCTTTGTAACGTGATGGATAAAGATAACTGCTGAGTCTCCACTCACTTGAATTATTGAATCAACGGCCTGCTTAAGTAGTTCTTCATCCTTAAGACTTGGAACCATCTGGACCAAACTGTCTACTATGAACAAGTGAGGTTTGTATTTATCTAACAAAGTTCTTATTGACTGTAAGCCATGAGTGATTTCAGGAAAGGCTAGAGTGAAGTTATCTCCTCCCTTGATACCACTTAGTCCTTTGTGTTGTTTCTCCAAGAAAACCCTTAATAAAGTCCTGTGTATCTCCTTGGAGAAGAAGAGAACTTTTATTGGTTCTTGTCCTTCACCGGAAAACACCGGTTGACCTGCTGCTAGTAACCGTCCAAGCCATAATCCTAGTTGAGTTTTACCTACACCTGGCTGACCTACTAAGACTCCCATCTCACCCGCTGGAAGTAACCCTGGAATGATCCAGTGAATATCAGGCTCTTGTAAGGCTAGCAACTCTGTCAGGGAGTAAGCTTCTACCTGTAGTGCAGAAACAATTGGCAGTATGACCTTAGCTGCGATACTAGCTAACCGCTCCAATCGGTCATTTCTATCAGCGTACTTTCGTACTCGCTCGTCTAAAACGTACAGGGTGCTGAAGATTTCTTGTTCTTCAAAACCCATCCGAGCTAAATCGGCAGCTACTTTAAAGTAAAAGGTAGACCTGTCGCCTTCCTTTACTTGATACTTCTCAACACGTCGAGTTATATCAAGAGGAAGTCGAGACTTAAGAGCCGACCAATCTAGAACATCTGCCGCTATAAAGACCTTTGGCTTAGCTATTATTCGCTCAGCACTATCAAAGTCTTTAGTCGAATGTACAGAGGTTAGATCGATCTTCAGAATGGTAACAGGTACAGGCTCCCCACTTTTGTAATTGAAAGTCTCAGGTGGGCGAAGTACACGGTTAGCATTCCAACAAGCAATGTCGGCATCTAGATGATGGGCAAGGCGAAAGGTAACTTCTTCAATAGCCGCTACCTCAGTAAGAGTCTCAACTTTCCAGTAACAGTGAATATTTTGGACTCCCGAACTCTGGATCATTAAATCCGGCTCAGGGATTCCCTTCCAATCACCAGTAAAGTTACCATCAAACTCACACCAAACAACTTGTGTACTCTGGACTTCCTCTCGAAGTCCAGAGCGTTTATTGAAGAGACTAGTACCTATGTGTACATCTGCTACACGACTTTGTGTGCGGATAAAGTCAGTGAGTTCTCTCTGTTGACGAGGCCACTCAAACCATTCGGTTTTCCATTCGCCGTTAGGTCTAGTTGGTACATAGACATGGCCTACATTCTTACCATAGAGAAAGTCTAAGTAGGTCTCTAGTTCTTTCACGTCACTCTTCTAACTCCTGTCTATAAACATAAACATCTGGACGATTATAAAGTAACTGATAGGCTAAACATTCTGCCGTATCAGATACATTAAAACGAATCTTCTTATATCGTATAAATGAATCAGGATCATTATCCTGGTCGTAAAATCTAGCCGTAAAGTTAGTGTAGACAGGTATGTAGATATGAGTAACCCTATAGGGACATTCCATACTCTGAATTATGTCATCATCCCTAGAAAGAAGAATGCATAAAGGCATATCATCTCTTGATAATCCAGATGAGCAGAGCGATAATCGCCAGCACAACAAGGACTACTATTAGAAGGTTGGTAGTACCAGTAGTTTCAGCAAGTACACTAGACTGCAAACCAAAGAACAGGGCGAAGATTGCCTGAATCATTTAACTCTCCTTATATTACGACGAAACCAACAACGGAATCGTCCTTTGCGAGTTGATTTATCTATGAACTTAACAGCCTTTCCGTCCTTAGTTATTAAGGCTCCTGGATCAGTTGGGTCATACCAACCTTTTAGGTTTGGTAAATCTTTTGGAGACCACTCTTTATTCATGGACGCGATTCTCTCAACTCTGTGATAATGACTCCTGCCAATTGTTCTGGCAAATCTAATTTACGGATTGCACGCCAAGTCGCTGCATCTTGTTCTGCTGCCTCAGCAACACTCAACCACTGCATCGCCATAGTACGTACCGTTTCAGGATCAAGCTGCCCAACCATTAATATACCATTAGTGGCATTAGTGGCAACAGTCACGAACGGCTCACCCTTTTCGTTAACACCAGATGTAAGATTTACAGCTTGAAGTTCATTCATAGTGAAGGCGGCAGGAATCGAACCTGCATAGAAACTCCTGTTGGCGGGGAGTATCTCCTATATTACACCAGTAATCGCCCTCAGGTGAGGGAAGGTAGAAGAAACCTGAGAGGTGGCTGAACTTCTACCTTCCCTCGATCTATTTATTCACATAGAAAGGGTCCAGTCAAAACGGCTGATCTTCTGTTTGGAAGGGAAGGATAAAGTACGAAATGCGGTTCTGCTTCCTATCTGGATCACGGTTATCTGGACGAACGCCAACATGGGCCTCAAAGTTACGGCCAATCATATCCTCGTCGTCCAACTCAAAATCATCTTCCAAAGGTGCGCCCATAATGGCTTCGCACATCACCCTTGCATATGGAAGCTGATCGCCGAGCAAACCCTGGAAATGAAGAACACGGCGTCCCTCATATTCCCCGCTGGTAACTTCAAACACGCAATGAGCAACCTTCTGATTTGGGTTGTTCGCTGCATCCTTAACCTTGAAGTCGGAAACTACCAGTTCGTAGTCTGCCTCAGGAATAGGAAGAAACCCTCCCTGTGTTGGCCGATCTACCCCGCTGAAATTCAAATTAATTGCCATGACTAGATTTGCTCCTTGAAGATAGTGTCAAAAGTGGGATTGGTTAGTGATTCAGTTATGTTGAGTCTGTTCTTGGCAAAGTACTTGCCCTGACTGTTGAAATGCATTACTTGCTCTAGAGCTTTGTTAGCTCCAGACCTTAACTCGACATAGGCAACTACATTAATAAGTCCACCTATGGCGTCCCGTAACCTTGGTGTTAGGTCGGGTAAGATTGCTGTGATACGCTTTGTCTCGTCGTCTATGAATACTTTCTCATGTGCGATAATTATAACGTGGCGCTCGCACATTTGCAACTCATAGAACAACTCGTCCATAACGTTGCCAGAACGTCGGTAGTCCGCTTGATAAGGGAGATACACGTCACGGCTTGAGTTCTTCCTTGCTGCTTCAAGCATTTGTTCCGAAAGTTGGAAGATCTGTAACCGTGTAGCTGTGTCAAAGACTAGTGTCTCGTATGGTCCTTTCAAGAAGATCTTGACGGCATCCTGTACATCTTTCATAGATTTAGGCTTGACGTGTTCTATGTGGCCCATTCCTATGTGACGTAACGTATCGGTACTTCGTTCCATATCTATCCAGAAAGGGTTAGGGGCTGTACTGGCGAACGTCGTTTTTCGAGTCCCTCCCTTTCCGTAGATCATAGCCTTAAAGAACTCTAGGCTATCGTCAATCTTTTCTACTTTCAAGTATCTACTTCCTCTCCGTAGGTCAAAAAGACCTCGTGGATCGTGATCTTCTTACCGTTAGCTCTATATTCCTCAATTCTGTGGAATCCCTGCTCCAGTTCTACTTCCAAGACTAGGGATGACGAATCTGGGTACTCGATTGTCACCTTGCTTACTGCTCTTGTCTGTAGGGGTACTTTCTTTGTTAGTTTCTTGGGTGCTAGGTTCAGTCCCGGTAGTTGGAGTTGTTGGTAGTTGGACACTGTAATTCCTTGTAATTTTCTCGTAGGAGGATCGGATTAGATCCCCAGTTGGGAAACCTCTTAGTGCTAGGTCACAGATTGGATTGTACTGACACGCTGTACAGTGTTCACCGTAGTTTTCTACTGGTGGCATGTTTAACATTCTATCTGCTTGCTCTAACAAATACTCCCAATACCTACGAATCGAGTGCTCCGTATGTTGGTGTCGAAGAAGCTTGAATCGTTCTTCGATAGGCGGAGGAGTTCGCTTGTAGTTGTACGAGTTGACGTAGTTAATCTCAACATCCAGCGCCATTTCTCCACTAATTTGCCAGTACACGGCGCTGTAGAAAAGAAGCTGTGGGTTGAGCTTTAGTTTACCCTGATGCCAGTTCTTCGGTTGTGCTCCTGTCTTGTGATCCCTTACACGAAGTCTACCTTGTCTATCCCTATAAATCAAGTCTGCGTAACCATTTAGGATAACTTCTTTGCCACTTGGTAGAGTGACTTGGTACTCTAGGAAATCCTCTACTTCAAGGACTTTGATTCCACGATCAATATTAGGCGACTGAAACTTTACGTAGTCCCGAACCATCCGAGTAACGAGAGCTACAAGCTCTACGTTCTCTGTTGTGATTTCATCAAAGCTACGTTTCAGACGAGAGTCCATGTAGTCAATTACAAACTGACTACCTGGCTTCTGCCCTTCCCTAAGTAGTTGGTAGTACACATGGAGTAGTTCGTGGAAGTAACCTCCTATTTCAAAAACTCTTCTTGTGCCTGGTCGCTTGATCTTCTGTATATACCCGAATTCCCACTCTTTTGAACATGAGATCCAGGTTGACATTTGGCTTGGACTTATCCTGGGTAAATCTTCTGTCGTTACCATTTCCTGTTGTGCAACCAATCTTTAATAGCGCAAATTGAAATATACAGGATGATGACTCCTATTGAGTATGTTCCTGCGTACATTACAGTTCCTCATCTAGTAGCCTATGAAGATGAGTTAGGTGTTCATGGAACTCGTCGTGTAAGGCTGTAGGAGAGAACTGATCTCTAATATCTAACAAGAGAGCAACACCACATCTCTTACACGTAATGATACCTACACGGCCGCCCTCACTTGTAAAGGCAGCTACGTCGCTGTAGTTTGGATCTGAGTCGTGACTAGCTTTCTCGACCATGAGCTAAACCGACAGCGAATTAGAGTTGATACCGGCCTGATAATTGTAGAACTCTTGCATCTGAGTCACGAACCATTCAGCAACGTTCTTACGATCTTGTAGATCATAAATACCAAATCGTCCAAACTCTTGTGAATGACGAGAACTCATCCAATTCATAACCTCTTCTACCTTGATACC